TCAATAAAAGGTGCTAAACTCATAAGAAAAGAGTTAGAGAGATTCGAAATCAATTTTATATATAAAGATAAATAAGGGATATTAATGAATAAAGATTTCTTCGAAGCAGTAAATAAGATCCCATATATCTTTACGATCTCTCAGAAAAAGGCGTCTCCTTCCATAATTAGAGACATTGAAAGTTCTGGAATAGCATCTGTGGTTATTCTGGAGAATTTAGATTAAACAGCTTATCACGCATTCGTGACACCTGGTAAAAAGCCCTTCTCAAAATTCTGGTTCGACAAGGTGGTTTATTCTCAAAACGAAGCTTAATCAAAAATTCACCATAAAGTGGAATCTAACTCTCATCCACTATAAGGTATCAAAATCAACGGCGTATAATAATTTAATCTAGAAGAAGCTGATGAAGCTGGATTATCTGATGGAGAACTAGCTCTCCAGTTATAAGCTGAAGAATTGATTCCTCAAGGATCCTCTGAATAAATTGAAAAAGAAAACTTAATCCAACAAGTTAAGGATACCTTGAAAAATAAAACCTTAGGTTCCTAAGTACCTAAGTCTTAACCTAAAGCTAGAGGTTAAGTCCCACCAACCCCCTAAAATGTTTTAAAAATATCATCCAACTTCAAATTTTAACTGATAAATGGAAAATTCTTAATGACCGAAGTACCATTAAACTTAAAATTCGGTGATTACTTCGAATCTCGAATGTTAGATTGGGTCAATATTCATTTTGGAAGAACTACATCAACTGGTATCTCAGCCAGAATTCCAAAAGATGAATATGAAAATAGAACTAAGATCGCATACGGCCACTCTGGATTAAGAACATTAAACGATCTTATTAATTTTTCCATTTTATCAGAAATGTCACCCACTGATTATTTGTGGGACGGCGCATCTAAATACCACAGATGGGCTAGAATAGGGGGACCTTTATTAAGAGGAATTTTTGCTAATAGATGTAAGATCTTTCCTTATGACTTAAAATATCTAAGAAATCATGATGTACCTAAGGGTGTTAATTTATCAACTAGACCTTTAGATTCCTACACAAAACTTCCAAAAATTTACATCAATGATTAAAAGGAAAAGATCCCAGTCCAACCCTCCAATATCGTCGCAGTCTTTAATGATTGTGTTTATTATAGAGGAGTTAAAGAATGTATCCATAATTTCGCTTTAACTGGCGCTAAAATGGTGGTGGTTAATTTCATCGCCATGCCATCCATAGACGGATACTATTCTGCATATGATAATGAAGCCATAGTTTAAATTACTGGCGGATTATCAGGTAACCCTTCATGTAACATGATAGCAAATGACAATGAATATTCTTACTAACATCCCGTATTTTAATGGGATTTCTTAGAAGCTTAAACTCGAGTCATGGAAACTACAGAAGGAACCACTATTTGGACTGAAAGAATGAGAGTAAAAGTCGGCGATAATTTAGCAATCGTTTCTTGTTACGTCATGAAGTGGGAAAAATCAACTGACGGGTATGTTTAAGTCGGATAAATAACAGAAAATGCTTTTCAAAAAGTTTACCCAGTCAGAAGAATCTTAGGAAAAACTCATACCATCGAAGATATAATAGAAGGAAAACGTTCAGTCGATATCGATCATGTTTTGTTACCAAATGCTCACGTGGATAAAATAAACGAATTCTTAATAAACACCGATTCATTCATGAATCAGAGAACCCTTTACAGAAGAATGACTGTATCATATTAATTATTTTTATAATCATAAGGGTAAATTAAGAAAGAAATCTCCTTAAATGAAGTATAAGAAAAGATTATGTTTAATTGTTATAGGGTCGCCATTGAAAAATAAGCCGCATAAATGGGATTATAATAATAAGTTAACGACCCAAGAGGTGATTTCGGTGTATTAGCATTCGGTATGAATTATTTTAAATCAAGGACTGAAATGTATGAGTCAGCTGGCCAGAAAATCAGGGAAAAATTAAAACAAACCAGCCTTTATGAAATTATGAAATGGCCATTCATAATCGCCGCCATAATTGCAACTTTATTATTCGGATCTTCAATCCCCTTAATGATTATCCTCATACTGGGAATAATAAAGTAATTCATCCCTGAAGAGAAAGAGATATAACATCTCGATACCTATCTTAGCAGATTATTCTATATTTAAAAATTCGTAGGGGAGATAGGTAATGGACCTAAAAGTCGAACCACATTACAAAAGATAAGCGGTATTGTTAATAAAATATAATAATCATCAGCATTAAAAGGATTTAAAGTTAACATTGAAAAGCTAACAAAGAAAGTCAAATAATCCTATGCCGCAAAAAGGTCCCATCAAAAGAAATGTATGATTAAAAATAAAATTAAAAATATAACAAAACACAGCACCTGCGCTTCCACCATTTTGAAAAATTTAGATTTCTAGTATACTCCATAATACCCTAGGAAATATTAACCTTTCGAAAGAGTAACTAGAAAACATAAAAAGAGAGATTTAACTTATTTAAGGGCTGTGTCTAAAGAATCGAGATTCCATTAATTATTTTAATATGCTGATGAAATAGACCATGATCTATTGGATTAGAATCTCGAAACGTTTGAACTATAATGGGGACGGAAATAACCACATCAAAATTTATATAGATTCCACGTCCCAGCTGCTCGTTTTTATAAAGACTGCTTAATACCAGGATTATCACCTGTAACTTTAAAATATTCTGCTTAAAACATCGACCATAACTTATATTAAAATCTTTTAAAATAATGTAATTGTAATCGACCTATTGTTAATGATTATACAAGATCTGGAATATTATTCGAAGATCAAAAAGGTCTATATCGAAGCGTCGCGCATGAATCCTGCATAATAAATTAATATTATACCATTTTAGGGCGACACGGAGGAGGTAGATTACATTTTAATCCTATTATGTTTAATGATTATACCCATTTTCTTTAAAAATAATTTTTACCAAAAATCATTAACGGAATAATATACCACGCTTAATTAGATTTCGAAACTTCATTGGAAAATTATCTCTCATCTTTCCCTGAAGATAAACGTCGTAGGTATTAATAAGGATTAGAAAATGCAAAAATAACAAAGAAAATTCCATCTTTGTTAGAAGTTATGGTAAAAACAGGTGAAATAACAAATGTATCATCACCAGAGGATATTGATCAAAGACCCCGAAATTTATTTAATCCATCAACAGAGCTAAAAGTCATAGGGGGATTTTTCAATTATCTTATAATTAGAGCTACTAAGAAAGTCTTACCTGGTTTTGTTCACGCTCTAAATACCGGAGATCTTTAATGTAAACTTTTTGAATCATATTCTAAACATTAAGATCCAATCTTCGTATCATGGGATGGTTCTTCTCATGATAGAAATTAACACGAAGATATAATAAAAGCTGTAGACGTTTCAGTGATAAACGGAGTTTATAATACATTATTCCCAATATTATCCGAAAAACTCGACTTACCTTTAGATATGTATAAAGAGGTTAAACGAGCTTTAACTGAAACAGTTTCACCATTCATAATGCTAAATAAACAAACTAAGAAAATCGAATTAGCAGGTGAAGTAAGAGGTACTGTATTTTCCGGACATCCTACCAGAACAACTTGGGGAAATACTTTAAGAGTATTAAGTTATATAGAATATATAATGAAAGACT